CCTAGTGGACTAGTTTGCCTTGCTTGAGTTTCAAAAGCTTCTGCTAAATTAGTTCCTTCTGGCGTTGTTGTTATACCTATATAATCTTGAGTTGGAGTTGTAAGATTAGGTGTGATTGGTGTAGGTGATGTAGAAGATAAAAACTCTTTAGCCTTATCACTTATTAGTTGAGATTAACTTGTTCCTGATCCGATTTGTAATGATCCACCTGGAAGATATTGTCCTAATAATCCTGATCCACCGTAACCAGTTGGTATTAATGATTGTAAACCTGTAGCTCCTGCTCCACCGAATTGAACATAAGGTAAAGTAGCTGCAGCTAAAGAAAAAGGGTCTAATTTTCCAGATCTTGCAGAACCTGCAAAAGAAGCAATAGGTCCATATACAGGTCCTAAAAAAGGAGCAGCTATTTTTAAAACAGGATCTAATTCTTTTGGTATAACAGCTTTAGCTACGCTTTTTAAAGCTCCTCTAATCTTACTTCCTATGCCGTATTTTTCACGTTCTACTAGATTTCCTATGCCGTATAATTGTCTATACATATTTGTTCTGTTAATCATCCATATGGTTATATATTAAGCAGGCGCTATTGTCCTGAGGAAAATTGTATAGTTTACTTGTCTTTTTTGACTTCGTCAACCGTTTTTGGTTTTTTCTGAAACATCAGATTTAAAGGGCCTGAAAAGGCATGCGTTCCAAAATGCGTTAATGACGTCATAGCATCCGCGTATATTCTACCGCCATTCTTGACCCATAGATTACAGAAAGCGATATCTTCACCTAGATACCCGTTTACAGGATCTTGTGCTGTTTCAAAGAAGGTATACCAACCTTTATCTATAATTTCTACTTTATTTCCAACTAACTGTTTATTGATAGTTTTCTTTTCAGGATATGCCTTATCTAATATCTCAAATACTTCTCGCTTCATCATCATAAAACCAGTAGGACCTGCTGTAATTTCAACAAAGCCATCTTTACCTACCTTAATGTTTTCCCGGTCCTTGAAATGTATAATAAATTGAAGTCCACCATTTGCCCCGAACCCCTTTACTGGATACGGCGTTAAACATAATGGAACATCTTTCTTTAATAATCTATAGATAGCCTCCGGTTCAAAACCAATATCTGCATCTATGAATAACATATGGGTACAATCTGTTCCTAAAAAATGTGCTACACAATTATTTCTTGCTTGAGTAACTAGAGCCATCCCCGATTGAATATGGATTGCAGTTGATACATTTAATTCTTCATCCCTTGTTGATACAAATTTTAATAAACTATTTGCATAGTGTGTGGTGACCATATGACCATAAGCAGGTGTTGCTACAAATAACTTAATGTGTTTCTTTTCTGACATATTGTAAAAAATTCCTCCATTCTTCTATTCTAGTTTTCCAAGTATAATACTTGGTATAATATTCTATCTGCATTCTAATATCATCGTTATAGATATTTGCTTTAAAATTGTCAATGACAGTTCCTAATGTATTTGCATACTTTTGTGCTAGATCATTACCATTAGAATCTATTTCAATCATAGTTGCAAATTCAGCACACGTTTCTGGTAATGCACCTATATTCGTTGTAACCGTATGACATCCCGCGATCATCGCTTCAATAATTGCAAGACATGATGTTTCTTCAAATATACTAGGATAGGCGTAGATGTGAGAATTGGATAAGGCGTTTCTTACATCTTCATTCGAAGCATATCCAAAGTAATTAACATTTAAAGTATTCTTACATTTTTCAAATAACTCTTTAAAATTTTCTTCTTCTCTTTCATGAAATTTATCTCCATATATTTTAGTTGATGAATATACATCTAACTTAAAATCGTCTCTTGTCTTATTTAAAATCTCAACAGCTCTGATTAAAATAGAAAGACCACGCCAAGGTGTAGAGGTATATATTAGCTTAATCTTGTCTCCTAGATTATGAACTAATTCTATTGGATCTGTTGCATTCTTGATAACAAAGGATTTGTATTCTGGTATCTTATAATACTGTCTAAACTTATTATATTGCCAGTGACTGACGTATATAAAATAGTCAATAGAATCTACAAACTTTCTATCTTTCATCATTTGCACATTAGGTTGATCGTAACTTAAATGTTGCCAAAGAATGTTAATCTTACCTTTTTTAACTAAATCGGGATTACAAATAGATGTAATTAAATTGATATCACCAAAATCTACTTTAGATAGTAGTTGTTCTCGTAGTATCTCCGTTCCACCTTTAGGATTCATATATTGCCTTTCTCGCACCTTTTTTAATTTCTTTGAATCCTGATTGTATCAAATGTTTACCTACCATGTCAATTTTAAAAGTATCTATATCATCAAAGATATATACACATTGTTTTGGTCGTCTTTCTAAAAAAAAGTTAACTTCTTTCATGACACTTTCTGTATCATGAGGTCCATCAAAATGAACTATTTCATAAGCAGTGAGTAGTTTCTTATTTTCATTATATACAGGATAACCATCTTTAAATCGTTTAAAGAATTCTATATCTTCTAAATTAACTAAATGAAACTCTGAATATTCTTTTGTAAAGTCTAACAGAGCATTTTTTTTCATAGTATTTGTATAATCTAATCTACCTCCAATATCTCCATCAGCTGTTTTATATAAAATGTTTCCATAAGGATCTATTCCTAAATGATATAAATGTATGTGAGGAAAATATTGTCTGTAAGCATCGATGATAGTTTTACTACCTTTTCCCTGACGAACACCTATTTCAACACTAACACCAATAGGTGATTTTAATAATGCAACTGCTTCTGTTAAAAATTCATATTCCTGGCTATCACCTGAAATCATGATTTACTAAATAGAGGAATACTAGGAACTATAATTTTAACGTCACGTTTAATATCTTCTGGCTTTGCAGTTAAATCCATTTTAACTTCTTGTTCATCTTTATAGATGTGGCCAGTTTTAATATTTCGTATTGTGATCTCTGACTCACATACAATTCTTATTTCTTCCATTATGATACTAATGTGCTTCTGTTTACTTCTAATATTGATATTATACCTGTTATAGCAGTATTATTAACTGAAATCAAGAGTGCATCTCCTTCTTCTAAAACAATAGGTCCTTTAGCTAAATTTTCAGTAGCATTAGAACCAAGACTAGCATGACTTATTTCAGCGGTACTTGTAGTAGAAGAATCATATACAAAGACTTCTGCTGTATGAGAGCCTGATTGATTCGTTAATTGAATGTTTTGAATGATGGCTCTTGTAGTTGCATTACAGGTATATACTGTTGATGATGCTGTAGTAGATGGTTTGTATAAAACTCCTCTATAAATATTACTCATATTATCTCATCATAAACCACGTTTGCGCTTCTGCTTTATCTTCAGCATCTTGCGTAAAAGTGTTATTTAATTGTTGAACCATTTGTTCTAGTGTTCTTATGATCTGGTCAATCTGCGTTTGGCTATATTCTGTAGTTGCGTTTGCAAGTCTGGGTTGATCTAGTTTGGCCATTATCGTTTACCATCAACTTGCGCATCCACACGCAGGGTTCCAAATCTCCAGCTACTATCTACTGTGTCACTTGTAATTTTTACAGCAACTTGACGAGCTCTTGCTCTTAAATCAACTTTAGTTGTTGTAGAAAATACTGTTGTATTGGATGCTGTAGTTTGAGTTGAACCTGGATATTGTCGTACTAAAAATTGCATTTGTAAGGCTCCACTCTGATCTTTAAAATCTGGAATATATCTTCTAATAAACATACTGTCATCCCCATCTACTACATCAATATCCCCCGATGTAATAAAAGCTGTTATAGCACTTGTATCATTATTCATACCTTTTTCTTGGTTATATATTGTTGATACTCCACTAGTTAAACCAATAACAGTAGGTGTAGCAGAAGTTGTAGAATTAGGTAAATACTCCGATGCAAGTGGATTAGAGAATACATCTTTTGCAGCCCATGAAGTTCTTGCAAGTGAACCAATAGTCCAAACTTTTTCTAGATAGTTATAGGTTACAACTCTATCAATAAAATCTTGACCATCAGATGCATAGAACCAATTGACCTCTGAAAAGTCTAGATTAACTCCTGCATATACAGTTCCTTTTTCTTCAAAGTCTATGTCATCAAATACATAGTCTTGTACAGAACATGGTATTTCTTTAACAACACCATCAAATAGATAGAAACTTCCATCGGACATCCAGTAGACAACGTTTTCAGCTTCTACTGCAGCATGAGGAGAGATAGCTCCACAGTTAGTACCGATCTGTTTAAAAGAGAATGTAAATGGTGGTCCTACGAACTGCATCGCATGAGCAGAAACGTTAGTTAAAATTAATATGTCACCTCTAGTTCTAACTGCAGTTACAATCTTGTTACCAACCGATAATCGTTGGAATCCTGCAGTATTAACTGCTGTTGGTGTAAAATCTGTAAGTGATTCTTGCGAACCAAAGAGAACAGACATAGGATCAAATGTTGCAGTTGTTCCAGGTGTAGTTTGTGTTCCTAGAAAAATTAAATGTCTATCACGAGGTGATACCACCATAAAGTTAGATGCTGTTGGAGCCTGTGTAATTAACGTTGCTCTTGTAGTTGCATCTCCTAACCAAACAGATGTATCTAATTTAAATGTTCTACCACCTACAATGGTTGCAATAATATCTTCACCAAAGTTATCTAATGCCCAGATTCTAGCTGATGCAGTTATAACCCCTGATGGTCTTGCCGTGTTCCATGTAGAAAAATCCCAAGTACCAGCACCCCAACCATTACCAATGGTTGTTGTATCTGCTCCAATGTTTATTTGAAATGCTGCTCCTGCAGCTGATCCAGATGTAGTAACTGCACCAGGGGTTGCAATACTACCTACATTAATGCTTACAGTATTTTGATCTGGTACATCTCTAACTTCAAATTCTTGCTGCATGTCAGCATTGGTAAAGTTAACTACACTTACACCGGTCACTGTTGAAAAGGTTACAAAGTCTCCAACTACAGCTCCATGAGATGTAGCTGTAACATTTACAGTTGTGGATCCTGCAGTAAATGCAAATACAGCAGCAATCGTTGTAGATAAAGGTGTAATGTCGTAAAAGGCGTTATTGTAATATACATATAGTTTTCTATCGGTTCCAATGGCCGCGATAGAGTCTCCATCATTGTCTGTAAAAGTATGAATATCCCTTGCAGCACCAATAAGATTATTACCAACAGCCGGCTCCCATCCACCTATCTTTTCAGGAACACCATATCTAAAGCGAACATTATCACAATCAATCCAGCCACCTTCTGCGCCGTATTGTGTGTTTTGCTTATCTATTCCCGGTCTAAATTGTAGTTTTGATAT